TACCATCCTGTCCATATTCGGGTGAAGATTCTTCGTATGCTCGGCAAACGCCCACCCGTCCTTGTCGAGAGTGAATCTGAAAGAAGCCTGTTCTGCTGTGCAATTAACCGTATTCCTGACTATATATTCCCCTTGTGGTGACCAATTGCTGTCATAGTCAGGATGTTGACCGGAGTATGTCGTATAAATAGATATTTGTGTCTCGTCAGAATATAATTTTGAACCCAAAACAAAGACATATTCAAGACAATTCAGCCACCGTGATTCATGGAAGGTTGTTTGATAATACGCCCGATAATAGCCATCGTATGATAATTCGATAGACTTTGAGTGGCTCGGATTCAATTTGAATAACTCGCCATCAATATTAATTAGCCCGTGATGCCGTGCAAATGTCGGGAAGTCAATTAAAAATCTTGGTGTTCCAACTCTCTGTCTTGCCATTAATAACCTCCTCTATTTCGGGATACGCCACCACGCATTTCTCCATTCCGAATACGTTTATATTGCCTTCCCTTAAATTTTTTAAGTGTAGTGTATGTATGCCTTAATTTTTCAGGTGATTCTGATATGTCCTCTGGGTATTCACTCATTAATTCTGGAAGATTAATCCCTGCTGCTTTGACCTGAACATTGACAGACTCACCATTGCTTAATGTCGCATTGCACTTCAGTATCTTCATATAGCCATAGTATTTGAAGATTTCGCCCACTATACTGCCCGTTAAAGCCACAATTCCTTTCCCGATGAATATATACCCCATATCTGCATTATGTGTCCGTTTTGCGGTATTATACTTGTGCATTATGAACGGATTGCCCCTAAATCTAATCGTCATGCTTATAATTTCCTGATTAGAATCAAAAGTAGCTCGTCCTCTGCCGTATCGTAAAATCATGAAATCATTGACACGATTAAATCTGAGACATCGACAATATCTTGTTTGCAAAATTGTCCGGCGGGTGCTTGTCCATTCATGTCAAGTAATGCCCAGATATTATCCATACTTACAGCTGCTCCAACATTGATTGTACTTAATGTTTCATCCGTAATATCTATTGGATCAAGTAGCTCATGTGATGGATATGATGTTGTAATTTGTGAATTGACCGATCCGATTATAATGGCATCATCTACGTCAATAATCCCATCTCCATTAAGGTCATAAGATAGCATTGTTGGCTCGAAATCTACTCCCACACTCGCATTATCGTTAGTGTATATGTACCCACCAAAGTCAGGAGAATAATGTGGAGTGTTAGTTGCATCAAATTGCCATGAATTATTAGTGGTCGCATCTTTGATATAAACATCAGTAATAATAATATATCTTGCGAATCCACCTAATTCATATTCCCCTTCAAATAAATCCCAGTAATTAACATTATCGTCCGAAGCGTATTTATAAATATTATAATACAATTTATCATTAGATTTAATAAGGAAATCGCCTTCTGCATTTGCAAAATTGATTACATCATTGTAAGTTGATAATACGCCTGAATTAAAACTATTTAGGAATGACCAACCAACACCATTCACGCTTTGCCATATCTGAAAATAAACTTCATCTGATATAAAATTCAATTTATATTGATTATCACCTATTTCTTCTGATGACAAGTGCCTGATTTTGCACATAATAGAAGTATAGTTAGATACCTCGTTATTCCTTGTCCATTTAATTCTTAATTGCACATAAGACAAATCTCCGTCTAAATCTATTTCAGGACTATTTGCTGTTAACGAAAAGACCAAAGAGATTTGCTGTGTGTCAGCAATCTCTGTATATGATATGTCAACAGGATCAATAGAGGTATCTATCTCTAATGCTGGGAAGTCTGGCATTTCATCTTCAGACACAATCGTTACATTGAATACATGAAAATCCCCGTATTGTCCTAAAGCATAGGTTTCTTCGGGGTTTGTGTTTGGATTTGTGCATCGCACCCGTGCATAAAATGTAGTCTGAACATCAACCGTGCCATCCAAATTCAATACAGACACCGGAAAAGTCACTGCATTTGTGCTAATTAGATTCTGGGTATAAACCAAATTTTCGCTTGTAAAGTTATTACTACTGTAAATTGTTAAATGATATTGCGGTGACTCTAATCCGAATGAAGCGTTTTCAGGCTCTGTCCATCCGATTGTAATCGTTGCATTCGGATATTCGCTTAATTGCAGAAATTCGTGGCTCGTTTGTGCTAATGTGTCAGAAGTAAAAGTGAATCCACCAAGCACGGGGGTATAGGTACACGGAACAGTCCCATATACACCGTCTGGGTCATTATACAAGAAGTCTCCGGGAATATCGGCTTCAGGGTCATTGCATCCATACAGGGCAATCAAATCATCTGGGTGTGTCGCAAATTGTCCACCCTCACTTTGGCATGATTGCTGTGTCCAATCTTCTCCATTATCGTCAGACCCTGTAATCCCAGTTGGCAATGGAAAGGCACAATATCCCGTTGCCACCGTATATGTACAACTACCATCATTATGAGTCGCATCAGGATTAAAATTATCTGCCAATTCATCGGTGCAACCGGGTATAATATCTTCTTGGGTGATATTATGCAGTTGATATAATTTCAACTCTACAAATTCTAAAGTCTTTTTAATTCCCACAATATGAAACGATGAGAATATGATTTGACCATTGCGATTATGAAGAAGAGTATAATCCTGACCAAACGCCTTTTTTCCTTGAATTAGTTTATCAAAATAAACAATATCTGCTAATTGATATTCAATGTATGAGAGTGGCAGTTTAACGGTGAATATGTTGTGTTGATTGCAAAACTGTCTTAATAAGTAAGCCCCAAGTAGTGATGCCGATACTTCATCTCTAATATATTTTGACTCAAATACCAAGTCTTGATGATTATCAATGCCGTAATAATTATTGCTATAGTCATCAAAAACTGATTCTGCGGTAAGATTATCAAACCCTGTTTCTTTCGTGAAATCCTTCAATCCGTAATCATAATGATATTTGACGTTGACACGAGTTGCCACCTTTTCAATCGGTGTTCTGTCGAATTTGTAGCCAATAATGTCATCTGCCTTTATCAACTTTAATGGAACTTGGCTCTCACCTACAATCGGATTCGATGGTGATGGGAATAAATTAAATTTGTTGTCCTTGAAATAGCCGTAATACGGGGATGATTGCAATATCTCTTCAATCAATTTCTTGGAGTTGATTTTTTTATCTACCGTGAATGCTAATTGCCATTCCATTTCTGGTGATTGATAATAGGTAGGATTAAAGTCATTAACGACATCGAAATTTAATTCTTCATCGAGAATGTTGCGGATGATGTGTGGCGTTGTGGGTGAGTCTGACACTCTACCTGATACATCAGCGAAGAAGTCTCTTGAATTAATTTTCCCTACAACATCTGAATGAACAACAAACAAATGATATAGCCTTGTATCCCCTATTGGATATATGTCCTCCTGCTGTTCTGAACCCGGATGAGTTGTGGTCTTGTAAAATCCAAATCGAATATATTTAAAGTTATCTTGCAAATCCCACGATGGCAACTCTACAGGCAAATCATTGCCCTCTATACTATTCCACAATGTAGCATCTGAGGTAAATCCCAATCCAGACCCATCCAATGTATCATCATATCCCATATAGTTGGGTTCAATGTTGGACGAAGAACTGCCAACCATTATCCCCCATCTTGTTTTATTTCTATCAGCACTACTTGACGTTGTACTTTCATATCCATTCTGTGCATTGTAATTATCTGGGTCATCAAAGGCTGTTTGCTCGTGTTGCATTTTAAAATATACAAGTGTTTTGCCTTGTATTGGGTTATTATCTTCATCCCTTGCAAGGTCACTTAACATAATACTTCCAACATCTTCGAGAAATACAACTATAGACCTTCCATACCATGTGTCATCCACAGAATCAAATCCACCTGTTGTAATCCCATTGTAGAGTTTTACATTAACAGTACCCTCAAATTTGGCAAATCCTGCTAAATTTTGGACTTGACTCTGATTTGTTATCTCTAAATTAGCCCCATGATCCCCAGAAGCAGAGGTCGATGTTCCAAAGCCATTTGGCTTTCTTATATTAATAATCCGTAAATGATCTTTTGCAGTATCATTATCTTCATCAAATAGCAGCATGATATTCCCATCTTCAGGATCATATTCATAATTAGAATTGCCGCTATTGTTCAGAGCTTCCCCAGTTACTCTTGGAGCTATATTTATATAACCGTCATTCAGAAATATATATAATGCACCCTGATTGTAAGAAGTATTACCTCCAACAGTTACTGCTATTTCATTAAAGCCATCCACACTCCTATAATCAGCCGATATAAACTGACTATCACCATCATTAATGACCACGCAAGGTGACCTTTCCACACTTCCGTAAACCATAGGGATAGGCTTGGTTCTGTATTTTTCTATGATTTCCGCAGTATCAGGCACACTCTCTAATGGTAAATCCTTGTGCAGTTCAGCTTGTGACCTGTCCTCACAAATCAGATTAACTTGCGATTCCGTTTGCTTGAAATCTCTTACAATGAAATGACCAATTTGAACAAAGTTGTCTGCAGTAAAGGTATCTTCAGCAAAATGTTCTGCCGACTGGGAAGCATAATAAATATAAACTTGTGCATTTATAATAGAATTTCCACCACCATCAACTAATGAATCAGAAAACCGCTC